CCGTTGGTATACCGATCCCAACATCCCGACGGAAGGGTATTATTTTCCAGGTGTCATCAAATGTCAAGTGTCATAACCTTCGAAGGCGGTGGCGGTGGCAGCGTGCCTGCTGCCCGATGAAGAAGGACTTCATCCCATGCTGCTTGAAGTGCGGGGAGATGCGTAGGTAACCAGTTCGGATCCTTGGGTAGAAACGCCTTCTTCGTCGAAGCCAGAATCCAGAATACGTATTGTGGATCCTTACTCTCAATCTCTGCACGCCATGTGTCGAACTCAGTCGTCTGCGGCTTGTACTTCACTGTATCGTCATCAAAGACTGCGAAGACTCCCTTCATTACGGTAGACCGAACCCACTCGGAGGAGAACACCTTCTTGAAGCGAAACTCCACATATTCGCACTCGTCGATTCCAGTACACTCCATCTGCATCTGCATTTGATGAACGTAATCCTCTGGAATACCCGCTGTCTCTGGTCGCGAGATCGGACACTTGAACTCAACCAGTCGTCCACGGCGGCGAACGTCGTCATCCTTCGGAAAGATGATCCCGTCCGGTGAAGCACCTAGAAAGGAATAGACCGGGTGCTGAACACATGACACGTCTACAATGGAACAGTTCGTCTCTTCCTCAAAGATACCCTTCGCAATAGGCTCAAACCGGGTTCCCCACACCAATGCACCGGCTGCGGGACCCGATGACTGCGGCTTCTCCAACTTTCCTACGATCAGAGACCTACGTGCCTCACCACCAGCGAAGACCTTGTGGACCTCGGAACCAGTGATCATCTCACCTCGCTTTGTATGCCACTGAGTTGTGCGTTGATCATTCTCACCATAGATACGGATCGTTCTGCGTACACAACGGTCACGCATCCAGATACGTCCAAGTTCACCTTTCATGGCTGTCTCAAACGCTGCGAACACTGTGCGTCTAGCCTGTGTATAGCTCACAGGTCCAATGAGTGTCAGCAACATGATGAGTGGCTTGAGTCGTTTCTTCGGCCGAGTGTAAGGAGGATCCCGAAGCCATTCAAAGACTACTGCATCCATTCAGTTGCGTTCTATATACGTATCCTTCGAAAACTCATTTTCAGCTCTGAAATACAGAATCAGTATGGAGACGATTCAAAGTAAGGAGCAGTGGGTTCTCCACAGACTTGAAGGATTCTACTCAAAGCCTGAAAATTTCCAGCGTATCGAAGACATCCTCACCGGTAAATCACGCCTCAGTCTGCGTCTGCTCGACTGGTTTGTAACCAACTACTCGAAGAAGTACAACGTGTCCTTCATGACGAAGGCAAATCACCACGTGATTGTGTATCTGGTCTACAAGTCACATCTCAAAGCGTATAACAAAAAGATGTTCGATCCCTTCTGTCGGTGGAAGCGGATCCAGTTCCGTGGTCTTGACACCACTGTGGGTCAGCTGAACTTCTTCGAGTGGGTGATTCAGGATGAGATCCTCGATTACCTCGATGCGAATTATGACGATGTCCATGCTGACATGGAGGAGTGTTCGCAGGTCATTCAGCCGAAGGAGGGCGAGCGTCGTAAGCGTCATGAGTTGAGTCGGTCGGCTACGAAGTCCGTTCGAATGCACGATGTTCTCGTTAAGGTTACGTTCGATTAGTCTGGTGGGGTAACAATGTTCTCAACAATTGATCGTTCGATTGTCTATGAGGTAGGCACAGACATCACCGAAAACGACATCAACATCGTGTCTGACTTGTGGACGATGGAGGATCGTCAGGTTTATCGCGGTGCCCGTGATCCGAACTACACGCATGCGAATGTCTACTGGCTCTATGATCCCGATAGCCTTGATCGAGTTGGATTGTCTGAACACAAGCTCGATGACCCGAGTGATGTCGCCCTTCTGTGGTACAAGGAGAACCCGTTCAGCACCCTTCTACAAGAAGATGGTTGGGTCGAAGGCGAGAGCTTTTGGAGTAAGGTTCCGAGTCATGTCTACGAACAGTGTCTCGCAGAGGGTTGGACAACACCTGCAGCTGTCGCTGAACGATGCCTGCGTGGATCGACGCGTGTTGTGACAGTTGATACATTGATCGCAAAGCCGAAGGTCTACTCGTGTGCGAAGTGTAAGACAAAGTCCTTCACAAAGTCCGCATGTTCCACCGAGTCAACGCTAGACTTTCCTGAAAAGGAAAAAGTTTGGTTTATTGATGAACGTATGGTTGTGTATACTCCCCCCACAGGGTCTAGTGTTTGGTCGATTACGCAACCGCAGTCGCCTTCCGACCCTTCTTCACAGCCGGAGGTGCAGACGGTGCCGGTGCAGCCGGTGGAGTCGGTGGACGAGTCTCCTCATTCGTCTCCTCCGGAAACGCATCCTCAGTAGCGATGTCAAGCTTCGCGGGGCGGTCCTCCTCATCCTCCTCAGGCTCCTTGATGTCAGCGAACGCCGCCTTGGCACCCACCCGCTGGGGCGGGAAGACCTTCGCGAGAACGACACGCCACGTCACACCGCAGCCAGTGCCGGTCACGTAGATGGACGGCGTGATGACCATGCGGCCCTCGAATCGCTTCGGGAAGACCTGTTCGAGGTTGTCGGGCGTGAGCTCGATCGTGTTCCCCTTCTCATCAACCGCGTCCATCCCGACCTGGCCATCCCAGATCGAGATCTTCATGCGGAGGGACGGAGGATACTTGCCGTTCGGCACCCACTCACCGTTGACCTTCTCCACACTCGGCGTAAGCAGAGGCTTGCACGTGTCGCGGATCGTCGACTCGGAGCGAGACTTACCGAACCAGCGGCCGCTGTTCGCAGTGGCAGAGTGGATGACCTTCTCGGAAAGGTCGAGTAGGAAGTTGTAGAAGAGGCCAACCTCCGAGCCGTCGCTGCTACGCTCCTTCGCATACGGATCGCAGCCCTTCAGCGAAGCCAGGAGTGAGTAGTTACGCTGACCCGTCTTATCGTCCTCGCGAACGACAAGACCTGCGGGGTAGCTGATTCGCGGAATGCGAACCTGAAGCGGAACATTGTTGTACTTGATCGGAACTGTCTTGCCTCCAGCCTTGTTTGCACGGATCTCGCCGATGGTGATGCGGTTGATGTCCAGGTTCTCAGAAGGGATGATTGCAGTGGTAGCCATTTTGTCTGTTGTGCTATCCGTTACCCTCGGTGGCACGGAATTCGTTTTCCGCGTAGGTTTCTAGTTTTCAAGATTGTTCAGAAGATAAAGGCAATGCAGTGTGCCTCTGTCAGGAACAAGACATCAACCGATCGATGTTCACTCAAAGCACTGATGGGACATACTCTGTGTGGAAAACATGTCAGGGCTAAGTCTTGTCAGTTGTGGGCAGATGTCCATCGGCAACGATTGAGTCGCCTTCCGAAGGTTCAAGCCCTCTACCGCGGATGGAGGGTTCGATCGGTTCTGGCGTTATCTGGACCTGGCGTTCTTCGACGCGGAAACTGTGTGAACGACGAGGAACTTGTCACACTTGAATCGAAGGACCGGCAGTATCCATACGAGTACTTCGGAATCGAAGAAGGTGGACGTATCTGGTGGTTTGACTTTGCAACTGCGTGGGAGTGGTTCACTCGTTCCGTGACTCCGACAAATCCCTATACAAAGACGCCGATATCTCATGAAGCACTTGGGCGACTGCGAAAACTCCACCTGTGGCGACGACGATGGAGAATTTCGGTTCCACCCCCGCCACGTGATCTGAAAGAGAACATCATTCGCAGATGGACTGTGTTGTCACAGATCTTTCGCGGATATGGATTCGAAGATGCCCATCCCGAGCAGTTCGCGAATCTCTCGTCCGCAAACTTGAAGATCGCCCTTCGCTTTCTGTCCGAAGACATCGATGCAATGCCGAGACCGAACAAGCGGATGCTGGGGATTATTGACCGAGGTCTTGGCTACGTCGCATCCTCTACAACCTCAATGATCTATTCACTGAACTTGTTGACGATCATGATGACAGATTCTCGATCGTATGACTTTGTGTTCTTACTGTTATCAGCGTTGTATCGCTGCTAGCAAAATGGATTCTTGCAGCCCCAGGAAATGGGTGGCAGGATGAATATCTTCTTCCTTTCTCTCAACCCGACCGAAGCGGCTCGCCTTCACTGCGATAAACATGTCGTGAAGATGATCCTCGAAACTGCACAGCTGTTATATACTGCCCACTGGGTCTACGAATCACC